CCACTGGCAAAAATGCAGCCGCGCAATGCCATTGCGCTTGCCCGGCATCATCCGCGCCTGTTTCACAACACCCCGCAGATAGTCTTCCTCTATCGTCACCCCCAAAAGCGGGTTCACCTTCACCCAACAACTGGGGTCATTTTCCCAATCATCCCCGTCATCCAGCGCGCAGATAAAGGCAAAGGTGCTGTCATCCTCATGCACCCCGCTCACCACATTGACCCCGTGCTGGTGCTCTTCCCAGCAGATCGATTTCTTGTCGGTGCCCGAATTGGTCGCCATGCACAAAAGCGGCTGTTTGCGGAACTTGAAGCCCCGCTCCAGCATATCGATCACATCGCGGTTGGGATGTTCATGCACCTCATCGGTCAGCGCGCAGTGCGGGCGCGGCCCCGACTGGGCCTTCTCCGCCGACAGCGGCTTGAACTTGCGCTTGTCGCCCGATTTGCCAACATAGGTCAGCTGCCAGACCGGGTTTTCCCCGAGCTGTTTCACCCGGCGTTTCAGCACCGGCGACTGATCCACCATCGCCACCGCATCCTGGAACAGAATGCCCGCCTGGTCTTTTTTCGCAGCCGCTGCATAAATCTCGGCGCGCGGCTCACCATCCGCCACCATCATATAAAGACCAATGCCACCCAGCATCGGCGACTTGCCGTTGCCCTTGCCTTCCTCATCATAGAACCGGGTAAAGCGGCGCAACCAGGCCCCGTGGGTCTCGCTGAACTTCTTCCAGCCAAACAGCGAGCCGATGCGGAACGCCTGGCTGGGATGCAGATGAAAGGGCCGCCCCTCAAACTGACCACCATTGAGCCGCAGCACCTGCGGAAAGAAGCTGATCGCCCGCTGCGCCGCCACCAGATCCCATTTGAGGCCGCGCTTTGGCCCCTCGATCAGATCGCGCAGGTGCCGCTCTGCCGCCGCCCGCACATAGGGCCCGGCGGTAATCTCCCCGGCAACAACATCCTGCGCCCAGGCCGTGACCGGATCCTCCTCATAGCTGATCCGCGCCGCAGTGTCGCTCACGTCATAAACCCCTCGGGGCTATTGGGATCAGGAAAGTCAAAGCCCATCTGCCCACCGCCAGACAGACCGCGCTCAGCCGCTGGCGTCATGCCAAAATCATTGGCCAGCCCCCGGATCTGGCGGAAGGTTTCATTCAGCTGCGCCACCTCGGGCCGCGCCTTGATCTGTTTGCCGTTGCGGGTCTCGCTCACATAGGTCTCGCCCAGATCTTCCAGCTCCAGCTCGATCCGGTCATGGCGCACCACCGCCTTGCACAGCTGCAAAAACGGCTGCAGGTGCTGCGGTTTCAGCCGGTCAACCGTTGGATGACACAGCGGCAGCGCCAGCCGGTCAAAGGTCCAGCGCAGCTGGCCGGTCAGCCCCTCGGGGCGCAGTTCCTCAAGCCGGGCGCGGGCACGCTCTGCCAGATTATGCGGCTGCACCCCCTCATCGGTGAGCGGAACAACCTTTTCCTCTGTTGGCTTGCGGCCCCGTGCCATGTTGTGACCTCCTCCCATAACCTGTGGTTTTTTCTATTCAATTAGGGCTTTGCGCAGAAAAAGGGTCTCCCTCCGGTTTCCACCAAAAGGGATTTTCCTGCCGACCCTCCCCCTCCCCATCACGAGGCAGGCAGCGGTCTACTGATTGGCGGGATGCAGCGGATCGATGGGCCAGCCATCGCTGCCGCGTTCCTGCGAGAAGCCCCGTGTTTCCAGCCGCTGTTTGTTCTGGTCATGGTCATCCGGGCACAGCGTCTGCAGGTTGCCCGGATCCAGAAACAAACCCCGATCACCGCGATGCGGGATCAGGTGATCCACCACCAGAAACCGCCGCCGTGCATTGGTCTGATCCGCGCCCGACGCGGTCAGCGAGCCATCGTTCAGGATACCGCGCCGCAGACAGGCCCGGCACAGCGGTTCCCGCTCCAGGTGCTGCGGACGCAACCGACGCCGCCAGGCCGACAGATTGTAAAGATGGTGGTATTCGCTTCGGGCTGTCATGCACTGGCCCCCAGAACGCAAAATGCCCGAGGCGGGGTTTCCGCTTCGGGCATGAATAAGGTGTTGGCATCTTGTCTAGTGTTTGAGATCCTGACCGTCAAGCCCCGCGCCAGGGATTGCGCGCAGGCATCGCCTGAGACACCGTGAACGAGGTCAGCGGGCAAGCCACCTGCAACACATAACGCAGATGCAACAAGGCCCCGTACAACGCCAGATAGCGCCGCCGTGCAGCTGCCACATCACGCGCCGACCCGGCATAGCTCACCCGGCACCAAGACCCGTTTGCCTTGGTGCCCAGCTGGCTGGCAGGCCACCGCGCCCCAAGTTCTGTGCACTGCTCTGTCACCGCAAAGCGACCATGGCGACTGCCCCGCCATGCGATGGGGCCGCAGCTTGCCCGCACACCAATCATGCAGTCAGGCCGTTGCCCCACACGGGCCAGCTCGGCAATCTCAACAGCCATGCGGCGCCCACCCTGACTGTCCGGCAGACTGGCAAGGGAGGCGGCAACCATATCCGCATCGTGGTGACGCGGTGAGCAACCGCCGCCCTGCACCCGACAGCCAAGTTTCGCCTGCTGCATCATAAGATATTCCACCCCGATGCCGGGCCGCGCGCCCGTCTCTCTCTCGATCTCGTTGAAGTCGAGGCTGACCTTTTCGCGCTGGAAGGCCCACTCGATCAGGTCCAACACGCCAACCACAACTTTGCCGCTGCGCGGCGCCCGCACTGCGGTCAGCCGAGATCCACAGCCCGGTTCAGGCGGGATCGCCAGATCAGCAGCCATATTCATGCCGCCTGCCCCGCCCGCGCCTGATCGGCAATGTCCTGACACCTACGCAAGGCAGCCAGCCGCCGGTCCCGAAACGCCAACTCCTCTGGCGGGATCTGCTCACCGCGCGACATCCGCAACTCGATATCCTCAAGGCGGCGCGTCGGATTATCTGCCTCTGCCCTGAGTTTTGACAGGCTCCAGGCCCCCGGCCATTCCCGCGCAACCTTGATGAACTTGAGCAACTCAGGCGCCCAGCCCTTTTGGATCGCTTCCTGACCCGTCGCATGGGCAAACACTTTCAGCATCAACGGAGACGGCCCGGTGTCTGGCACCTCGATCTCGCGCGCTTTTTTCAGGATCTTCAGCGGAATGGGGAACCGATCCGCATCCTTGCCTGCCGGATGGGCCTCGACCCATTCCCGCAGCTCAATCAAGCCACGCTCTGTCATATAGGCGAGCTTCTGGCGCAGCTCGTTCTTCTGCCCCTCAAACTTGGCAAGGGTCGCCGTTGTTGGCCGGGCAAGACCCAGGGCCTCCAATGGGGCGATCAATACCGCTTCAACCCGCTTTTCGCCTTCGCTCTGTTCTTTGGCTTCCATGTCTCTGCCCTTCCTCTTTCTCAGCAAATCCGACTTATCCACAGGCTCGGCGCTGCATCTGGGGCGCAACCGTCCTGCTGTCATGTTTTGTCTTTGTCTATGTCTATGTCGTGCAGGACAGTCTGAGACTGTCCGAGACTGTCTTGAACTGTCCGCCGGACAGTCTTGGACACTGTCAGACAGTGTCAGCTTCCTTTGTTTTGAAACGCGCCCCCGGAGCGCCCGAGGTCAAAGATGTGGTTCGACCAGGCCTGCATCGAGCGCTCAATCCAGGCGGCGCTGCGGTATTCGCAGCCCTCTTTCACCAGCCATTCATCCATCCAGCGCACCGCCGCATCGTTCTTGGCCAGATCCGCGTGATAGCCCGACACCGTGATGCGCAGCCGCTGCAACCGCTTGGCCGAGTTGGCCGCGTCATTACGCGCCCGGTGGTCCTGGCGCCGGGCCATGGCCTCGGTCAGGCTGCGCAGCACCATCGGGTGCATCAGCCGGATATCGCCATTGTCGCAGCGGCAGGCCTCCCACTTGTACAGAGGGCCGTAGTCCAGCTTGCACAGCGAGCCAAAATGCCCCGGATCAATCATCAGCAGTTTGGCCAGGATGTTCTGATCCATCGGCAGAGTGCCGACGGGGCTGTTGTCATAGGCGATATTGATCAGATCAAAGAACAGCGCCCGGCATTCCGGCGTTGCGTTCAGCCGCATATCTGACGCCAGCCAGCGGCGCCGCTCCCAGGCCATGAAGAAATGGCTGTCGAGCCGGTCATCGCAGGACAGCGGATACTCCGGCAAATCGCCCGTATCGATGGGCCGCAGGAAGTTGGGGGATGGGCTCATGCAAAGATCTCCGTCAGGTCCCGCGCCCTGTCACTGGGGTAATGCCGAACACCTGCCCGTTGCCGCCGATCCGTCACCCGGCGGCGGTAGCGGTTGCCCCAGCCCCGGTGCATGCAGATATTGCGGCAGGTATTCGCGGAAGCCCCCGTGAACTCTGCCAGATCCGTCAGGGTGCAATCGCCGGCAGTCGCGCGGGTCATCCACCAGATCTGATAGGCAATGCGTTGCGTCTGGATGCTCATGCCGCCTGCCCCATCTGTGTCTGGAAGAACTCCGGCGCATGCGGGTCCGTCAAGATCATCAGCAGCGCGATGTGGCTGGCCGGAGAGGTCACCGCCCCCCACCAGTTCAGCGCCGTCTGAAAGCTGACATCGCAAAACAGCGCCACCTCACGCGGGCTATTAAACCGCGCCCGGAAGTAGCTGGACCAAAGATCCGGCGCCTCGACCTTCAGCCGGTACGGGTCCAACTGTTTTGACCAAGAGCTTTGCCCCTGGGGCGTGCCAGCCTCGGCACATGACAGATCATTGCTTACAATCAGGGTTAGACGCGGGCGGCTCATGCGGCGTCCTCCGCTGGCGGGACTGCGCAGGGCGCAGGGTTGTCGGCCATGTATTGACGAAGCCGCTCGGCCACATCCAACGTACAGCTTTTGCCATCTTTCAGGCGGTGATAAAGTCGACTATTCCCAACACCTCGGCTGGTAACCGTCGCCGGAGCGACCCCCCTCAAAGAGGCAAAAGTCTCGATCTCCAAGATTAGATGTGCGGTAATCATGCCGACATATAGGGATTATTATCCCCAAATTGCAAGGGACAATCGTCTCCTATCCCTGCCGAAAAAGAGGGAATATTGTCACCCTATGCTTTTGACATTCAGAGAAGCGCTCAACGGAGCAATGACCGCATCAGGACTTTCGATGCGAAAGCTGGCGGAAAAGGCCGGTGTTTCTTACGAGCAGCTTAAGAAGATCAATCAGGGTAAGACGCAAAGCACCAATGCAGAAGATGCCCTACGAATTGCAGCGGCCACCGGCGTTTCACTCGAAAGATTCATGGCAGGCGACTTCGGGGGGCCATCGACCATAGCGATCGCGGGCAAAGTCGGAGCTGGTGCCCAGGTACCCTTGTTTGACGCTTACGAAAAAGGCGACGGTCCTCAAGTCGAATGCCCGCCTGGACTATCCCCACATGGCATTGTGGCAGTCGAGGTCAAAGGCGACAGCATGGAACCAGTATATTCTGCTGGCGATCTGCTATTCTACACCCGTAACGGCCATGACGCAGTTCCTTCAGATGACATCGGACATCGCTGTGTTTGCGAAGACGAAGACGGCATGGGCTGGGTCAAACAGATCAAACCCGGTGATGAGCCAGGCCTGTTCCACCTCATCTCACTGAACCCTGGCGCCAACAATATCTGGAACGTTCGACTGAAATGGGCAGCGCGTGTTCGTTTGCATTGGCCAGCGGAACTTGCCAAAAAAATCTGACTACAACCAAGAGGTTCCAACCCAGCCACCGCGCCTCAGAGCACGGGCCTTTCGCGCATATCAAACTCGCCGACCTCGCAACTGAGAGGCAGCTATGCGCAGGAAGTGGGCTTTGCAAAGTTCCACACGAAGCGACGGCAGCTCTGAAATGCACTATCTGCTCCATCCGTGAACTCGTTTAAATGTTCAGTATCGCCGGGTTTCAGAGAGATTTCGAGCTTCAGTTTGGAGAAGACTTGGGCAGAGCCTGAATATCTATGTTTCCATCGAAGACGTATTTTTCGCCTTGGAAGGTACCATCAATCCACCTTCTGCCATCACTTGGTTTCGACCGGAGTTTTTGGCAACATATAGCAACTCGTCAGCACGTTTGAGCAAGGCCGCTGCAGCGGTGACAGAATTGCAAATATTTGTGAGCCCGATGCTAACCGTTAAGCGGATTTTGTTTGCACCAGCTGAAATTTCACTTGATTGGATCGTTGAACGTAACCGTTCACATGCTGCATATGCCCCTATCAAGTCAGTGTCAGGAAAGACCAGCGCAAATTCCTCGCCACCTAACCTTCCAACCAGGTCAATTGAGCGAAATTCTCGTATCAGCATACTTGAAAGCTGTTGGAGGGTCTTGTCCCCTGCATCGTGACCATATCTATCGTTGATACTTTTGAAATGGTCCACGTCGAGCATGGCCACTGACATTGGGAGACCGCGCTGCTGAGCTCTATCAAACTGAGATTCTAAGGTTTTCAAAAACGGCCTCCGGTTCGAAACCTGGGTCAACGGATCCGTATTTGCCTCTACCTGAAGGAGCTCATACGCTTTGGTCAGTTCTCGTATACTTAAAATGCCGACAAGACATTCACTCTTGATAACAGGTATATGACGGATCGAGTTTTCATTCATGAGATGCAGCAGGTAGGCAACTTCGTCGTCTGGACTGCAAGAAATTACGGAGCGGGTCATTGCGTCCGAGACCAAAGCATCTGCTGCGTTCGGATCGCAACTTGCGACAACTGACAAGAGATCCCTTTCAGAGATGATCCCAACCATAGTGTTGCTTTCGTCGGTCACGACCAATGCACCGAGCTTAAAATCGAGCAGAATCTTTGCAGCTTGCCGCAGTGTCGAGTTAGGACGAATTCCCTGAACTTCTGTTGATTTCTTTGTTTGTAATAATCGAGCTACTTTCACTCTAAACACTCCATGTCCATCCGCTTGTAGTTTGCGGGCGATACATGAACAGAGGCTAAAACTTGCCTCCTATTTGCAAATTTGATGATGAAACTTTAACTCAACCGTCGAGACTGCCCGCCTCAAGCGAATGTCGCGTTTGGGCTGGAAGCGGGCGCTTGACTAGAAACCAACAGATACTTCTCAACATCACTGATCCAGCCGCTACCCTAGCAATTCCCGGATTCCCCAATCTGCTCTGTGCAGTCACGTGGTCACTTAGGTCAGCCCCATATGGGGAATATTGTCCCCCGAAAGTATTGACAGGGATATTTGTCCCCTATATCAGTTCTCACATCAACCGATGGAGGATTGAATGCAAGACAAACCAAACACCGTGCTGCGGGACGCCCAGCAGATTGCCGGATCGCCCGAAAATCACATTGACGATCCAAACCTGTTCACCACCGCCTGGGCGGCAATGAAGGCTGCGCGCGGTCAGGGCTTTGATCCGCAGCGCCTGCGGCCGCAGCACCTGATTGACAGGCCCGAACCCTCGCCGGAACCGATCGACCAGACCCTGATCCGGGTGGGCGAAACCGTGCGCTGCTACGCCGAAAAACAGGGGTACCGGGTCCAGCGCCGCCATGCCGCGTGATCTGAACCTGCCCCGCCACGTTGCCTGCCCCATCGTCCGGCACGGAACCTTGCCGCCCGCATCACAGCGGGCACCACCCCCGCTCTACTAGCAACACCAGGCCTGCGATCCGGAGGACATCGCAGGTCTTGTTTCACCCCGTTTCCGCACTTCTCCTTTTCATGTGCGGGATAGTGCGGGCGGTTTCAGTCCTCCTCCAAAGAACCCACCGCCCGCACACCAATCCACCGAGGTCATACCATGCCCCCAAATAGCCTGGCCGCAGCCGCGGCGGAAATCACCGCCCAGCAGGGCCTTTGCAAAATTCTGAAATTTCAGGATCTGGGCGGCAACCTGACCCCGCCCAGCGATGATCCACAGGACTGGTGGGAACCGGAAAACCTGACGCATCGCGCCGAATTGCACGGCATCACGGCAAGCGCAGACAACTTCTTTGACGCCATCACCGCTTGGGTCAAAGCCGCCCATCAAGCTGGCACCCGCAATCGCCGCGCCACTGATGGTCGCCCGGATTGCCCCTACAACGGCCAAGGGCAGGCCCCCGCAACACCAGCAGCGTGAGCGCTGCGCAAGAGCGCTGCAAGCCCACCACTCACGAACAACAGCCGCGCCCCATCAAGACAACAGGAGGCCCCCATGCAGCAGATCACCCAGGACAAGACCCCAATGCGCGCCGCCATGCTGGCCAATGACGTGGCCTTTCAGCGCTACGCCGCCACCCGCAATGGCTTTCCCGGTGGCCAGTTCAGCCCAACAGCCGCCACCGAGCATCTGCGCACCGTCTGCCACGTCACTAGCCGCCGCCAGCTTGCAACCGACACGGCTGCGCGCCAGCGGTTTGAGAATATGCACACCGATTTCCTGATCTGGTCTGGCCGCATCCAAGCCCTCAGAAAGCATGGGTAAATGACCATGAAACACGCCCCGACTGATTTCGTCCGTGCACTGGCTGCTGCTGTACAGGCAGAGATGCCAGCCCCTCGCTCAGAAAAGCCGTTCGGCCTTGGCGCGCCCTGGACGCATCACGCCACCCCGGAAGAATTTGAACGCCTTGCACGGCTGCACAACCGGATCTTGCGTAAAGAACTGGCGCTTGCAGCCATGCGTGAAGAACGCGCCGGCATCATGCGGCGCAGTATCCGCCGCATGCGACGTGCCGCAGGAAAAGACTAGGATCCCCATGAAACAGTTGAAAGTTCTGATCGGCTGCGAAACCAGCGGCGCGGTGCGACGCGCCTTTCTCGATCGCGGCCATGACGCTTGGTCCTGTGATCTGTTGCCCGCGCAAGATCGCAGCAACCGCCACATGCAATGCGATGTGCGCGAGGTGCTGAATATGGGCTGGGATCTGCTGGCCGTAATGCATCCGCCCTGCACCCGGCTGTGCAACAGCGGCGTGCGCTGGCTGCACCAGCCCCCAAAGGGACGCAGCCTGGCAGAGATGTGGGCTGACCTCAATGCAGGCGCCGCGCTGTTTTCAGCCTGCTGGAATGCGCCGATCGCGCGCGTCGCGGTGGAAAACCCGGTGATGCACAAACACGCAAAACAGCGGATCAAGAATTTTCAGCCCGCCGCCCAGCATGTGCAGCCCTGGTGGTTTGGAGAACCCGCCTTCAAATCCACAGGGCTTTACCTGCGCGGGCTGCCCAAGCTCACCCCCACCAACAAGCTGACACCGCCTGAGAAAGGCACAGAGACCCACAAACGCTGGTCCGCCATCCACCGCGCCCCACCGGGAAAACTGCGCTGGCAGATCCGAAGCAAAACGTTTCCAGGCATTGCCAATGCCATGGCAGATCAGTGGGGAAACTACGCAACAGCCCAATTATTGGCAGCCTAAGCCTGCCCTAACCACCCCCGGAGGAACACATGAAACCATTCACCCCGGAAATGCTTGCAGATCGGTGGGGCGTCAGTGCCACCACCGTTCGCAACATGTGCATGGACGGAAGCCTTCAGCATTTTCGCTTGGGTCGTCTATACCGAATACCAGCCTACACCGTAGAGGAAATTGAGAAATGCCAGACATCAGCATCGGAAGGTTCAGAGGCGGCTTTTGCGTCTATTGGCGCGAAGACGGAAAACGGCGCCGCTATCAGCTTGAGGCACGCACCCGAGCGCAGGCCGAGCCAGAGGCAATAGACGTTTACCGCCGGGAGACCCTCTCGCAGCAACAGGACAATTCCACTGTGTCGAACATATGGGAGGCCTACCGGCGCGACCTGGGCAGCAAACCCACCGCAAAAACGATGGTCTACACTGGCAAGGCCGTGCTGGAGCATTTTGGCGCCTACCGGCCAGATCAAATCAACACCGCCTTATGCCGATCATATGTGACCAAGCGGACCGCCGCTGGCAAGTCACAGGGCACGGTTCACACAGAGCTGGGCCATTTGCGCAGCGCAATGCGCTTTGCAGTCAAAGAACGGATCATTGAGCGCGCACCAGAGATCGAGCGACCCGCGAAGCCAACACCAAAGGAGCGATACCTAGAGAAGTCTGAGATCTCAGCTCTAATCAACGCCGCCTCTGCCCCACACATCAAACTGGCCATTCACCTGCTGTTTGCAACAGCAGGGCGCATCGGTGCAATTTTGGATTTGACCTGGGACCGGGTGGATCTGGAGCGTGGCATAATCAATCTGCGCCTCGAAGACGCAAAGACCCGCAAAGGCCGCGCGATTGTACCAATGAATGGCGGGATCCGCGCAGCACTTCAGACCGCTCACCATGCCGCCTTGAGCGACTACGTGGTGGAATATGCAGGTGGGCAAGTCAAAAATATTCGCAAGGGATTTGAGGCGGCTTGTGCGCGGGCCAGACTGGAAAACGTAACCCTTCACACGATCCGCCATTCCAGTGCTGTGGCCATGGTTTCAAATGGAGTGCCGCTGGAAAAGGTCGCTCAATACCTCGGGCATTCCAACGTGGCGATCACCTATCAAACCTACGCCAGATTTGCACCAGGCCACCTGCAAGATGCCGCAGAGATTCTGGATTTCACTCAAGTACGAAAAGTCCGGTAA